TTAATTCAAAGAGAATCGCGGTCAACTACAAGGAGACTGGTGGCGATAAGCTTGATGGTGTGATCTATGTTCGTCCTGGTGTGAAGGATCTTTCTATTGGGAGTAGAAACTATGCTCAGGTTCGTGTTCTGGTTGACGGGACACATTATCTGAAAGGCATGGCAGTATACAAAGATGATCTTCCTGAAGGTACAGACCTTATGTTCAACACAAACAAGTCTAGTACCGGTAGGAAGAAAGACGCTATGAAAGAAATAGCGGATGATCCGGATAGCCCATTTGGATCCATCATTCATCAGGTCCATGGCGAAGATGGCAAAGTTACATCAGCGATGAACATCGTCGGTACCAAGCTTGGCGCTGGCGAAGAAGGTGCTTGGGACAATTGGTCGAAGAATCTGTCTACCCAAGTGTTGTCTAAGCAGGATGTCACTCTTGCTCAGCAGCAGTTGGATTTGACGATGGAACGTCGTCTTACAGATTTCAACGAGCTTAACGCTCTGACCAACCCAACCGTTCGTAAAGATCTGCTTCTAAAGTTTGCTGATGAAACCGATGCTGCATCTGTACATATGAAAGCAGCTGCTCTACCAAGGACAGCAAGTCGAGTTCTACTTCCTGTTCCGTCAATGAAGGATAACGAAATCTATGCGCCTAGTTTTAGGAATGGCGAACGAGTCGTTCTTATTCGCTATCCTCATGGCGGCACGTTCGAAATTCCAGAATTGACGGTAAACAATAAAAATCCAGAAGCTCGAAAATTGATGCCGCCAAGTCCAGACATGGATGCGGTCGGAGTTAATCATCGAGTGGCAGAGCATTTGTCTGGTGCGGATTTCGATGGCGATACAGTTCTTGTTATCTCGAACAAAAACAAGTCTGTAAAAACAACCCCCGCCCTTGAAGAACTCAAGGGGTTTGATCCGATGGTCTATAAGATTCCTGAGGGGTCGAACATTCCACGAGTTACTAATGGTCAGAAGCAGCAAGAGATGGGCAAGGTTTCCAATCTGATCACAGACATGTCTCTTCATGGCGCCAACTCAAGCGAACTTGCTCGAGCTGTCAGACATTCAATGGTGGCTATTGATGCAGAGAAGCATCAGCTAGATTACCGGCAGTCTGAAAAAGATAACGGTATCCTTGCTCTGAAGCAGAAGTACCAGACAATACCCGGGAGAAAAGGAACTGGTGCAGCTACTCTAATCAGTAGGGCAAAGTCTCCCATCTATGTTCCTGAAAGAAAGCAGAATCCTAAGATCGATCCAGTTACTGGTCGTAAGATGTATGAATTAACTGGACGTATGGTTCCTAACAAGAAGACCGGTGAGCTCGAGGTCAAGAAGATCCGATCTCAGAAGCTGGCCGAGACTGAGGATCCATTTAGCCTTTCTTCTGGTACGAAGATGGAAATCACTTATGCTAACCATTCTGCTAAGCTTAAGGCCTTGGCTAACACGGCACGAAAAGAAGCTGTCAATACCAAGTCGATTCCTTACTCCCCCTCTGCAAAGAAGACGTATGCAAACGAGGTAGCATCCCTCAATGCGAAACTAAACATAGCTGAAAAGAATGCGCCCCTCGAAAGACAAGCCCAGCTCCTAGCAAACCACCAGGTCTCCATGAAACGACAGGCCAACCCTGGTATGGAGCCTGAAGATGTTAAGAAGATTGGAACTATAGCACTGAATGAAGCCCGCCTCAGAACAGGTGCCTATAAGAACCGGGTCACTATCACAGAGGCAGAGTGGAATGCTATTCAAGCAGGTGCTATCAGTACCCATAAGCTAACAAGAATACTTAACAACGCCAACACAGATAATGTTAAGAAGTTAGCTGTGCCTAAGTTTCATCCCAAGATGACAAGTAGTAAGATAGCTCAGGCTCAACGTATGCTGGACCTTGGATACACACAGCAGGAAGTAGCAGATCATTTGGGTGTTGGACTGACTACACTCAAAGAAGGTATCAATGGTTGAGTACATGTTGACAACAGTTGACAATCCATTCGATCCTTTCACTAGGTTCGATGAGTGGTTAGCTTACGATACAATGAAAGGTTACAACACAGCCGGTATGCTGGATCGAATAGCTAATGTGTCAAGTGATTTGTCAGAACCTGACCAGGCATTGGCTATTCAGGATGCAATCGATGAGATTGTAAAAGAAAATGTTCTTGGTAAGTGGATCAAAGTTTCAAAGAACGATACAAGAGATTCGATTGTAAAGTAGGGGGGGAGGGGTCGTATAAAAACCCCCCTCTCTTCATCGCCCGGCTTCCAAAAATTTCCCCGGGGGATATTTTGGGAAAAACACTTTACTTTCTGGGGGTTAAAACTAGGTGGTAAGGTGCTCGAACTTACACCAATGTAGGAAGGAGGTCGTGTGCCAGCGAGGAAAAGAAAAGTAAAGCTGGACAAAACTCCCCGCAGACCCGCGACAACTCCTGAAGGTCGTGAACACCAGCTGGTTTCTCAGGCGGTTGACCTTGCGGAACAACAGATTCGTTCTGGCACAGCCTCGTCGCAGGTCATTACACATTTTCTCAAGCTTGGTTCAACTCGTGAACGTCTCGAACAAGAGAGACTCGAGCATGAAAACGAACTGACACGCGTTAAGATCGATGCGCTTGAATCGCAGAAGCGTGTCGAGGAGCTTTACATGGAAGCTCTTACTGCAATGCGGTCATATGCGGGAGAACTACCTCCTCCTGACTTCGATGACGAAGCTTAGAACATATTCCGAGCTCTGTCGTCATAAAACGTTTGAAGAACGATACTGGTACCTTCGATTACAAGGTAATGTCGGAGATTCAACGTTTGGGTTTGATAGATTACTTAACCAACGATTTTATCACTCAAATGAATGGAAGAGACTTCGCAGCTTTGTTATAACAAGAGATAATGGTTGTGATTTAGGAATTCCTGGGTATGATATTTATGCAAATCTATTGATTCACCATATGAATCCTGTGACAATAGATGATATCAGACATGGCGGGGATTTTATTCTCAATCCTGAGTTTCTGATAACCACATCGCTTCAAACTCACAATGCGATTCATTATGGCGATGAAACACTTCTTCCTAGAGGCCCGGTTGAAAGAAAAAGCGGAGATACGACGCTCTGGTGAAAGGAGGGAAATGGAACCAGTTTCAATTGTCAAGAATCATCCAGCGGAAACAGTGGGGCCGCTTGCAACAGCGCTAGCTGCGTTGATTGCAGGTCTTGCCGATGTGGACGATGCAGATACGATCTTATATTTGGCCATTGTTCTTTCATTCGTACCAGCGCTAGTTACTTGGATTGTCAACTTAAGGCGCGGATCAAATGGACATCCCGTGGACTGAGTGGCAAATTCCATGGGCTGGTATAGGGTCTTTTCTTCTAGGTTTGGGTAGCGCACTTAGCGGATATGCTGCGATTATGTCAGCAAGACGAGCCGCTAAGGAGGTGAAAGATGAAGATCACTCCGAAAGTGACGATTCTGGTAGTGACGGGATCAGTGATGGCAGGAGCGAGCGGGTTTCTGGGAGCGACAGCTCTGAGTCAAGCAGCATCTGAACCATTGAAAACAGTAACTGTTGATGTTGGTACAGGAATACCAGGGCCTCCGGGACCAACTGGACCGCCCGGATCGACTGGACCAAAAGGAGACGCAGGTGCGCAAGGACCACGTGGCCCTATTGGAGAACAAGGTCCAACAGGACCTCCGGGACCTCCGGGACCTCCGGGAAGTCCTTGCGCCGGTGCTCCAGAAGGCTATGTGCCGGGAATTCTGCAAATTAACGGAGCTGGTGGACAGGTTAAGATCTTTACTTGTATCGAACCATGAGGAGGATAGGTGAGGACCGAGCGAGGCACGGTCGATGAGGACACACAGGAGTTCAATCCATTTCCCAAAGAAGGAGATGAAGATGACCGAGAAGACGGAAGCCGAGAAGAAGGCGGAGAAGGACCAGCAGGAGAAGAGCTCCGGAAAGAAGTATGACGGAGGCGCTATTCCCAAGAGTTCTAGTAAAAAGAATTCTTCGGATTAAATAACTAATAAGTAGGTGAGATAATGGAACCAAGCATTCTTTTAAGTGTAAAGAAAGTCCTGGGAATTGCAGCCGAGTATCTCGCATTTGACCAAGACATAATCATGCATATTAATACAGCTCTTTCTACTCTCACTCAGCTAGGAGTCGGGCCAGCTGCAGGTTTTACGGTTGATGATATTGACGATGCATGGACTGACTTCATCATTCCAACCGATCATCAGTACAATGCAGTGAAGTCGTACGTATTTCTTCGGGTTCGAATGCTGTTCGATCCACCGCAGACTTCTTATCTAATCAACGCGATGACCGATCAGATCCAGGAACTCGAATGGCGTTTGAATGTTCATCGAGAAGAGACTGGGTGGGTTGATCCTGATCCGCCCCTCGTTGCGGAGGGTTAAACATGCCAGAACGTGAAAGTGCCCAAGCTGAGCGCGACCGAAAGGACGCTGAGAAGGCTGCAGACAATCTCGAGAGGCAGTACCGACAGGGTGTCAAAGAGCGACCGAAGTCCAAGGCTCACAAGTCGAAGGCCAAGGAAGCAGAAGCGGAGGAGTAAATGGAAGCCCCCGCAGTTGTAAGCGATATTTTGGAACATCACGGCATCAAAGGAATGAAGTGGGGTGTCCGTAGAAAGGCGACTGTCGGAGGCGGAGTACAACCACATCATGATGCCGCTCGTGCTCACGAAACTCATCAAACTCTGAAAAAGCATGGATCTCATGC